TCATGGTGTATTGGAAGGTCGTGCCGCTGGGCGAGCTGATGACGAAGTCGCCGTTGTAAAGCGCAGCATCCACGCCGGTCGCGCCACGGATGTTGACTGTGGGCGTGCCGGTGTAGCCGTGGGCGGCTGTGGTGGTCACGGTGGCGGTTGTGCTGGAGAAAGTGATTGAGGTGATCGCCTTGTCCGCCGCGAGGTCAAACGAAAGCGTGAGCGGCTCGTCCGTTGTGCTGATGGCATCGGCGAGACGTTTGGCGCCTTTGCGGGTCTGCGCGACTCCGCGATCCAAGCGCATGTTCACGCTGTCTTGCAGCATGCCGGCGGGGAGCGTCAGCGGGTTCAAACGGCTGGCGAAGCCGAGGAATCCGGCGTCACCATCGCGTTGGACTGGACTCTCTAATGCCATTAGGCGGCGTCCTTCCGGCTGGTCAGGACGTAGCTGACGGTTTTGGCGTTGTTCCTTTTCATCTCGGACTCAACTGTGGCGATGAATCCGTTCCAGTTGGCACCGGGAGGCAGGGTCTGACAGCCTTCGCTGCCGGTAGTCTTGATTCCGCCGCGATGGATGTTCACGCCATACCATCCGGTCTCCTCGACGCCGCCGTCACGCATGACGGTCACGGGACCGGCTTGGACGAGCGCCTTGTAAGGGTTGCCGCGAGAGATGCCGTGCCGTCCGATCTTGTAGCGATAGACGCCGGGTTTCAGCGAAGCGTAACCCTTGCCGTTGCTGGGGTTCTTGCCGCTGCGGCTTGGGTCCACGTTCGCGTTGTAGGCGATGTGCGCGTTTGGCGAGATCAGGACAATGGCGTCGTCATACAAGCCTCTGTCGTTCTTGCCAACCGCGCCCATGGAATCCCGGTAATACCCGCGAATGCCAACCAGACACACCGGATCGCTAACTCCGGCGGCTTTTAATTGCCGCTCGGTGTCTGCGCGTTTTTGCTGTGGTCTGTTCTTTGGGATCACTTGGTCGGCTCTTTGACAGTCTTAGGGTCAAAGGTGACGGTGGCCTGCTGCTTCACGAAGTCGTAGCCGACCGTCACGCACCCAGCCGCAAGAGCAGCCCAAGACGCGGCGAGGATCGCAACTGCAACTAGTTTTGTGACGCGGGCGTGGCTCATGGAGTCAGAGGCGGGCGGTCGAATCCTTCGCTACAATTAATCCCCAGCCCGCGAGTAGACTTGCGGCGACGAGGCCGATGTCCGGCACTTGGCCGCTGGCCAGAAATTCGCGTCCGGCGGTCGAGAGCGAGGCGATGATTGTGAGTGCTCCAAGGAGCGAGGTTTTCCAGTTTCTCATTTCTTTAGTTCTTTCTGTTTCTTCCTGATGTCGTGAAGGACGCTGATGAGCGTGGCCAGTCCGACCAAAATTCCTATAATAAGTCCGCCTATACGGAGGGTTGCTTCCAAATGGGGCAGCATGCTGAACACTGAGGAGCCGATGGACGTGGCCGTGCCGATGACACCCTTCTCGGTGGTGCTCATGTTGTGATGAAAATACGACAGGCTCATCGCGCGGCTCCTCACTATTTGCGGTAGGCAATCACCGTGCCGCTGTGCAGCTTGATGGCGCTGAAGAAGCCGTCGAGGGTCGTGCCTGCTTTGATGAGCGCGGCGCTGGCCTCGGTGGCGTTCGCGGCGCCGGTGAGGTTGCCGGTCAAGGTGTGAAACTTCGTGTCAGTCATCACGTCGATGGAAACGATGTCAGCGGTGACGGTGTTGGTGTCGCCGATGAATTGGCTGCCGGACGTGCGGTTGGTGATGCGGGTATTCGGGTGCATAATTTAGTATTGGTTGACGCGGGCGGTCCACATGGATGGCTGCCCTTGCTGGAAATAATATTTGTCGCGCTGAGAGATCAGCTCGGACTCGGCGAGTTGCTCCATGGCGAGTGCCTTGTCGAGCTGGCCGTCCTCAGTTTGCAGATCCGAGGTGAGCATGTAGCCGACTGCTTTGGCGATGACGGCGGGCACGGTCGCGGTGAGGTTGCTGGCGCTGTATTCAGTCGGACGCACGCGGTAGTTGACCCAGACGGTGGTTGGCAGGTCGGTGTCTTCGGGGAAGCGAATGGCATCTCCGAGGAGCGTATAGCCAATGGCGCGGGGCGCGGCGTGGGTTGCAGGGTTGTCTCTTAGGACGCCAAAGACCTCTCCCATGGCGGTCTGGCCGCTCTGCTCGTAGTCGATATAATAGCCGTTCGTAGCGTCACCCTGCACGGTGCGGCTTTCGACGCGCATGAGTTCCGGCCAGTCGGCCCACTCCCAGCAGTCGGCGATGCGCTCGTTGGCGGCGGCGGTCATCATGGTCTTGGCGCCGGATGGGATGTTGGAAATATCCGAGCCGTCGTTGCCTGCGCGCTGCCATGCGCGGAGGAGGATAGATTGTAAGGTGACGGTTCGCATTAGCTGTTGAGTGCGTTCATGGCGGACTGCACGGCGGTCTCGAAGGTTAGCGGGGGATTCGGCCAATCGTTACGCGGCGCCGGATTGGCGGCGAACATGGTGAGGATCTGCTGCAAGTAGGCTTCGACGGCGTCCAGCTCGGCGCATGTTTTGCCTGCGGCGGTGAGGGACTGGCGCAGATACAAAAGTGTGGGCTGGCGGTCGCCTGCGAGGCCGACACTGCGGAGGTGTTCTTCGGCGGTGACGGCGGGCGGCGGCGTGGGGATCAAGCTGCGGGTGGCGGCGTCCCAGATGAGGCTGCCGTTTTGCAGTCCTTCGCCTTCGGCGTCGGTGAGCGGGAGCGCGGTGATGCCTTCCGGTAGCGGATCGGCGATGACGGTGCCGATGCTGACGGATTCGCCGGTCGTGATGTTATAAAGGAGGTGCCAGTTTTGCATTTTAGGGGATGCCGATGAGGGTGAAGCCGTAGACGGTCGGGCTAGTGGCAATGTTGTGCCTGACGGCGAGGCGGCTGCCTGCGGGGATGTTGCGTCCAAAAAGCGACAGATACGGAGGCGCGGACTGCACGGCTTCGCTGTTGCTATAAGAGGTAATAGTTACGCCAAACACTTGTTCGCTTCCTGACGCGCCGACGCCGACATCCAGTTGTGGGGCAATCGTCGCAATGCCTGTGCTGTGCATAGACGGCACTATGGCCACTGCGCGGTAGGCTTGTGATGTTGATGCCGTTGCTTGCACCCATGTTCCGCTCGCTCCGCTGAAACTGATTCCTTGGCTGTTGGCCGTGTTGCCGCCGATGACATCCACGCTGGTAGGCGCCGTGGCGTAATCGCCGCCCACATCGAAGAGGAAGACTTGTGCGGTTGCCGTTTTGCCGCCCGTGACGACAGACTGAATGCGGGCAGACAGTCGCGTGCCGCTAGGGATTTGAAACGGAATAGAAACGGCAACGCCTACTGGGCCGGTGGTGGTAAGAGCGCCACCCACGGCGAGGTTTGAAATAATGACCGTCTCAGAACCACTGGCCCCTGTGGCGATGTCAATGAGTGTGGCGGTATTGGTGCTTGACGCGGAAATGTCCTGCACCATAAGAACCAACAGACCCGCATTGGCAGAAGTGGAGGCGATGAGTTCGGAATACGAACCCTTGGTGTGCGCGGAAGTGTTGGCAGTCAGCGAAACTTCGGCGCTGGATTGCACGAACGTATAAGCGTCCTCAAACCAATCGACGTTGCGGAAGAGCGGCGTGGCACCGAGATAGGCTTTTTGCAGGAGGGCCATGGCTTACGGATCGGTGATGAGGAAGAGCGTGGCCGCGTCGGGACTTCCGATGGCGTTGTATTCGGCTTGGGTGAGGCTCACGATGTTGTTGACCACGTCGCTGCCGCTGCCGGCGCTGGTGTCGGAAACGACGTTGGTGCCGGAGCGGTTGGCGATGGTCAGCGTGCGGGTGGTGCCGGTGGTGATGCCGGAGAGTTGGAACTTTAGATTTTTGGTGGCGTCGGCGTCGTCGTAGATGAGGAATGCGCTGTCGCTCATCACATCGAAGAAGGACGTGTCGGTGAGCTGGTAGTCGTTGTCGCGGGAGGCGCCGACGATGGCTTTACGCACATACACGCCAGCTTGTTTGTAGGAGCTGAAGGGCCACGTTCCGGAATTCGACCGGACCAGCCAGCGGCTATCCAATGCGGCCGATCCGTCGAGCGGGAGGTCGGCATAGGTTGCCACTTCGCCTGCGAAGAAGGCAGATCCGCCACCGCCTCCGCCAGAACCTTTCTGGTCGAAGTTGCCGGTGAACGGATTGAAAGCGAAGCCCATTGGAAATTAGAAATTTGAGATTAAGAGCGGATGACGGTGGCTATGCGGGCGTCGTCCGCTGTCGGCGTGCCGCCGACGTAGGTGAAGGTCAACGTGGCGACGGTGTTGGTTCCCTCTTTGTAGACGACGGAGCTTAGGTTGTTGGTGGTCGAGACGTAGCTCAGCTCAACGGTCGTATGCTGCGGGATGTTCAGTCCGGGAATGTTTCTGACTTGGACGTTGGGGTTCATTAGGAAGTGACGAGTGAC